CAGTGGTCATCCACCATATCATTGCGCAGGGCACCATAGACGAACAGGTCATGAAGGCACTGCGGAAAAAGGAGAAGACACAGGACGCCCTGATCAATGCCGTGAAGGCAAACCTGGGTGTCAGGCGATGACCAATCCGTATGAGAACCTTGCGAATGCGGTGATCCTTCAGGCGGTCAGGGATTTCCGCGACGCAAGGAAAAAACTGAAATACCATCCGAAGAACAAAGAAGCGAAGCTCATGATAGAGGATTGTGAGAGGTTCTTTCGTTCCGACTGGTTAGCGGCACTTACCTCAATTGGCGGGGAGCTGCTGCTTAAAAAACTTAAGGAGGAATGACTGTCATGACAGCAAAAGAATATTTACGTCAGGCATACCGCCTGGACCAGAAGATCAACAGCGACCTTGAAGAGGTTACGGCCCTGAGGGAGATGGCGCTGAGCGTATCCTCTCCCCGACTGACGGAACGCGTGCAGACATCGCGGAAAGGCGACGCACCGTTCGTAAGATGCCTTGAGAAGATCATGGAGTTGGAAGAGAAGATCAACAAGGAGGTCGACCTGCTTGTAGACCTGAAGGAGGAGATCCGATCCGTCATCACGACCGTTGAGGATACGGATGAAAGAATGGTTCTTAAGTACAGGTATGTCCATAACTATACGTGGGAGCAGATCGGCAACGAACTGCATGCGGATTCCAGAACCGTGCGGAGATGGCACGGGACGGCTCTACTGCATGTGACTCTGCCGGAAAACCCGATCACGATCTGAAATGCGCCCGAAATGTCCGCTTTTGTCCAAAGATGTCCACCCGCCTGTTCTGATATAGTAAGATCGAGCAAACAGAGTAAAACAAGGCCTCACGGGAGAAATCCTGTGGGGCTTTCTTTATGGCCGGGAAATGAGGTGGAACATGCCGAGGAAGCCGAAACATCCCTGTTCCTATCCTGGATGCCCGAACCTTACGGACGGACAGTACTGCGAGGAACACAGGAAGATAGCAAGACGGCAGTACGACAGGTATGAAAGGCTGCCGGACGTCGGAAAAAAATACGGTCGCGCGTGGAAGCGCATCCGTGACCGTTATGTACAGGAGCATCCGTTCTGCGAAAGGTGTTTTGCGGAAGGGCGGCTGACCCCTGTGGAAGAAGTCCATCACATCATCCCCATTGCGGAAGGCGGGACCCATGACAAGGAGAACCTCATGAGCCTCTGCAAGAGCTGCCATAACAAGATTCACATTGAACGCGGGGACAGATGATGGACAGAGAATTCAAGAGTTTTTATAAGACGGTTACGGCAACGGAGGGAGACAGATGCAGGTATAACACAAGGCTCGATACCTATGGATGCGGATGTCAGCATGACTGCAGCTACTGTTATGCGAAGAGCCTTCTCTCCTTCCGGGGATTATGGGATCCTGCGAAACCTGCTGTCGCTGATCCGGACAAGATCGAGAGGAAGATAAGGAAACTTCCGAAGGGAACGGTCCTGCGGCTGGGTGGTATGACGGACTGCTTTCAGCCACTGGAGAAGACAAAGAGGATAACATACGAAACGATAAAGATATTGAACAGATACGGCATCGGCTACCTGATTGTGACTAAGAGCGCAATGGCAGCCGATGATTCGTATATGGACATTATGGATAAGGATCTTGCCCACATCCAGGTTACGGTGACGTGCCTGGATGATTCTTTTTACAGGGAGAAAGCGTATGAGAAGGCTTCCCTACCGAGCGACAGGGTCAAGGCGGTGCTGAAGCTTCAGAACGCAGGATTCGATGCAGCCGTCAGGCTTTCCCCTCTGATCGAGGAATACATGGACTTCGATGTGCTGAACGGCCTCGGCATCGAGAAGGCTGTGGTCGAGTTCCTCAGGGTGAACCACTGGATCGAGAAATGGTTCGACATCGACTACTCAAAGTACGCGCTGAAGGAAGGTGGATACCGTCATCTGCCGCTGGATGAGAAGCTTCGTATCCTTGGGAAGATAAGGCTTCCTGTGGTGACGGTGTGCGAGGATGTTGACTCGCACTATGAATACTGGAGAGAACATGTGAACCCGAATCCGGATGATTGCTGCAATCTCCGGCGGGGGTAAGGGGGGTCGAAATCCTCAGAACAATATCCTCCGGGGAACGGCGCGGAGTATCGAGCGTAAAAATTGGAATTCAAACGAGGTATTAAGGGCAACGGGAAACAGGAGGTGAAACCGATGGCGAAAGACGGGACCGCCAGGGGCGGCGCCAGGGTCGGCGCTGGCAGAAAGCCGAAGGCGCTTGCAGACAAGATTGTCCAGGGAGTCTCGGCGGAAGTCATGGATCTTCCCAAGCCTGCAGACATGGAAGGCGCGGATATGCCTCCGGTCAAGGATTTCCTGAAGGCTGCGCAGAAGAGCGGGATCGACCTCTGCGCGGAGGATGTGTTCAAAAGCACTTACCGATGGCTAGAAGAGCGCGGATGCGCCAATCTGGTCAATACGCAGCTGATCGAACAGTACGCGATGTCAGTATCGAGATGGGTGCAGTGCGAGACATGCATTTCAGAATACGGATTCCTTGCCAAGCATCCGACTACAGGGGCGGCGATAACGAGTCCGTATGTGACGATGAGCCAGAATTACCTGAAGCAGGTGAACCAGTGCTGGTTCCAGATATATCAGATCGTTAAGGAAAACTGCTCTGTCGAGTACGGAGGCGCAAACCCTCAGGATGACCTGATGGAGCGACTCCTGACGGCGAGGAAGAAACAGTGAAATCGAGGAGAAAGACATGGAATATGTAACGAAAAAGCTTGAGGACATCAAGCCTTATAAGAACAATCCGAGGATCATAGACGAAGCGGTGGATGATGTTGCAGAGAGTATCAGGCAGTGTACTTACATCGCGCCGATCGTAATCGATGAGGACGGAGTGATCCTTGCCGGTCATACACGGTATCTTGCGCTTAAGAAGCTTGGCTATACGGAGTGCTGCACCATCGTGGTTTCCAGCCTTACTGAGGAACAGAAAAAGAAATACCGCCTGTATGACAACAAGACGGCGGAGCTTGCCGACTGGGATCAGAAGCTCCTCAGCAAAGAACTATCGGACGTCGATTTTCAGGGATACGATTTCGGACAGCCTGTTACGGCTATGGATGAGGATGAATCGGAAGACTCCGGTCCTAAGAAAATCACCTGTCCGTGCTGCGGGGAGGTGTTTGAGGTATGAAGCTGGAGACATTGAAGCTGGCGGACATTGTTCCGTACAAGAAGAATCCGAGAAAGAACGACAGCGCCGTCAACGCGGTCGCGGAGAGCATCAGGCAATGCACATACATTACCCCGATCATCGTGGATGAGGAGCATGTGATCATTGCCGGACACACCAGATATAAGGCTCTGAAAGCTCTTGGCTATGAAGAGGCCCAGTGCCTGATCTGCGATGGTCTTACGGAGGAACAGAAGAAAAAATACCGCTATCTCGACAACAAGACCGGAGAGAAAGCGACCTGGGATCTGATGAAATTGGAAGTCGAACTGGAAGGTCTTGACCTGGAAGGTTTTGATTTCTTCGGAACAGACCAGGGCGGAGAGCCCGGTGCGGTGGGAAACCGAGAGCTGCTCGGATCGGCGGAACTGGAAGCGGAGGATTTCGGAGATGAAAAATTCAAATACACCTGTCCGGCATGCGGTTTCAGGTTCAACTGATTTCCCTTGGAAATGGAACCTCGCGGATCTGAAGGACAGGCCGAAGAACGGGAAGACCGTATTCTCATGCTTCAGCTGCGGAGGCGGTTCTTCCATGGGATACAAGCTGGCAGGATATGAGGTTGTCGGCAACTGTGAGATAGATCCCGACATGATAAAGATATACAGGCAGAACAACCATCCGAAGCACAGCTTTCTGATGGATGTCAGGGATTTCCTGAAGCTGCCGGATGAGAAGATACCGGAAGACCTGCGGCATCTTGACGTGCTGGACGGGTCTCCCCCATGCTCGGTCTTTTCCCTTGCCGGCAAGCGTGAAGAAGGCTGGAACGTTGAAAAGACGTTCCGTGAAGGCCAGGCAAAGCAGAGGCTTGACGACCTTTTCCTGTATTTCATCAAAATAGCAGAGAGGCTTCAGCCTAAGGTAGTGGTGGCAGAAAATGTGAAGGGCCTTATAACCGGATCGGCAAAGGGGTGGGTCAACCAGATCATGAAAGCCTTTGTCGATGCCGGATATACCGTACAGATATTCCTTCTGAATTCTGCGAGGATGGGGGTCCCTCAGAAGAGGGAGCGCGTGTTCTTCGTTGCACACAGAAAGGATCTGCCGTATCCGAAGCTGAAGATGGATTTCAGTTCGAAGCCGATACCGTTTTCTGCAGTAAGGGAGCCTTACGGCAAATCACCGGCGGAGGATACGCTCGGCGCAAAGCTGATGAAATACAGGATTCCTTCGGACAGGGATCTTTCGGACATCAACAAGAGGGTAAGAAAGAAGAACAGCGGGTTCACTTCCCCGATAAACCATGACAACGAGCCGGTTGGAACGATAACCGCCGGCGGCAGCATCTTCCGCATGTGCGACGGTCTCCTGATGACGGACAAGGATATCATCAGTTGCCAGACATTTCCGCAGGATTACGACTTTATGGATCAGAATGTTCAGTATGTCTGCGGCATGAGCGTTCCTCCGGTCATGATGGCAAAACTTTCCGAGCAGGTGTATCTGCAGTGGCTGAGGGGATGATCATTGATCCCTGACGGGAATCCTGTTTATTTTGCCCGCTGACTTTTGTCTCAATTCACGGCAGTATAGCAGTGGCGCCACTATCGAAATTAAAGGAGGAATGCAAAATGGACAGAGGATTTCCCGACAGAAAAACGGTGATGTCCATCAGAGAAGAATATCCGGCCGGCTGTCGCGTCAGGCTGCTGAAGATGGACGATGAACAGGCACCGCCGATTGGAACGGAAGGCACGGTGATCGGAGTAGACGATATCGGATCGATCATGG